TGGGTCACAAGGACTCATTGTGTTTAACACCAAGAACAGCAAAGCCACCGTATTCACCGCAGTTGAGCCGAAGAGCGGACTAGCGGTGAAGGGATCTACTGTTGTGGGGTTTGACAGCACAAAGTCCTTTGAGAAGACGGTGCGTAAGCCTGACGAGTTCGTGAAGAACGCGGACGGTTGCCGCAAGACCTACACCGCTGCGGTGCGTTACCTCAACGGCGTGAAGACCAAGACGGGCGAACCCACAGGGCGCATCAACAAGCACTGCATCATCCTACAGGTAAACCAATGATTCTCGTTGACAACACACAGGTACTCATGTCCTCCATCTTTGCACAGACACGGGACATTGGAGCAATTGACGAAAACCTTTGCCGTCACATGGTGCTGAACACCTACAGAATGTACCGCAAGAAGTTTTTCCGCGAGTACGGCGAACTAGTAATCTGCGAAGACGGCGGCGCGTCTTGGCGGCGTGATTTCTTTTCGCTGTACAAAGCCAAGCGCAGGGCTGATCGCAAGGAAAACGCAGAGCAATGGGACAATTTCTACGATATCATCAACCGCATTCGTGCGGAAGTTGCAGAGAACTTTCCGTACAGGAATGTGCTTGTGCAGGGCTGTGAAGCCGATGACATCATTGCGTACTTGGTAAAGACCTACGCTCCAACCGAGAAGATTCTTATTCTCAGCGGAGACAAGGACTTTGGTCAACTCCTGATCCACAAGAATGTGACACAGTACGCGCCCATCCAAAAGAAGTTTATCACGGTGGACAATCCACAGCAGTTTCTGCTTGAGCATATCGTGAAGGGTGATTCCACTGACGGTGTACCCAACCTGCTGTCGGATGATGACTGCTTCATGGACGCAGGAAAGCGACAGAAGCCCATCACTCAAAAGCGAATGACTGAAATTCTCAAAGAATACGCGGACACGGGAAAGGTGTCTGACAAGTACGCAGTTAATTGGAACAGGAACAACACCCTGATCAATTTGCTGAATATTCCAACCGAGTACGAATCAAAGATTGAATCGGAATGGAATAAACCTTTCACCCCCTCTCGCGCCAAGATTCTGAACTACATGATAGAGAAGGGACTACGAAACCTAGTTGGAGATATCCAGGATTTCTGAAATGCAAAACCGATACGAGTACGACAACCGAGATCCCGCCGCTAAGAAGGCACGAAAGAGTGTGGAGCAAAAGCATAAGAGCCGCATCAGACACGATGAGAAAGATCATCTGAAGCGATTTGTGGAAGACTATAACGCAGGAAAGCGAGATTTGGATTATGACGATGACCAAGACTAATACAGTAACAATTTCAAAACAAACTCTTGATATTCTCAAGAACTTTGCGTCCATTAATTCGGGCATCATTGTGAACGAGGGCAACACCTTGAACACCTTGTCGTCCACGAAGAACATTCTAGCCGAAGCCAAGGTGAACGAAACTTTTCCCAAGCAGTTTGCTATTTGGGATCTGAACAAGTTTCTTGGCACGGTGAGTCTGTTCAAGGATCCTGAGTTCGTGTTTGAAGACACCTACATCACGGTGCAGGGCAGCAAGTCTAGTGTGCGATACTACTACTGCGATCCTCGTCTTGTGACATCCACAAGCAAGAAGATCAGTATGCCCAAGCCCGTGGTGCAGTTTGACCTGACTGCAAAGGATTTCAGTGAAATCATTAAGGCAGCGTCTGTGCTTCAGGTTGGGCAGTTGTGTGTTCGTTCTTCTGATGACGGATCCAAGATCCAATTCGCTGCTGTTGACAAGAGCGATGTTACTTCCAACTTCTATTCTGTAGATGTTGGGGATAATACTTCAGAATCCACTTTTGAATTCATTTTCGATGTGGACAATCTCAAGATCCTGCCCGGTGATTACACCGTAGCCATTTCGGAGAAGGTTGTTTCGTCCTTCTCCAACAAGAATGAACCCCTGACTTATTGGATTGCACTAAACGCCGATTCTACATACGAGGCTTAATTCGTGACTACATCTGAAACCGTGAAGGGTCTTTGGGTTGAGAAGTATCGTCCACAGACCGTGGAAGACTGCATTCTGCCATCGGAAACGCACGACACTTTCGTGCTAATGGTCGAACGGGGAGAACCACAGAACCTCCTGTTGTCGGGAGGACCAGGCTGTGGCAAGACTTCCGTGGCGAAGGCTCTTTGTAATGATTTGGGTTGTGATACCATGACAATCAACTGCTCTGAGGACGGAAATATTGATACCCTCCGTACCAAGATTCGCAGTTTTGCTTCCACGGTGTCCTTGACCGATGGGGTCAAGAAGGTGGTGATATTGGACGAGTTTGATTACTCAAACGCTCAGTCCACTCAACCCGCCCTTCGCGGTTTCATGGAGGAGTTTTCGGATAATTGCCGTTTCATTCTGACTTGTAACTTCAAGAATCGGGTAATTGAGCCGCTGCACTCCCGATGCACCTGTATTGACTTCCGCATTCCCAACAAGGCGAAGCCAGCACTTGCTTCCCGTTTCCTGTCGCGGGTCAAGGAAATCCTTGAAGCGGAGGGTGTGGAATACGATGAGAAGGTGGTGGCTCAACTTATTATGAAGTTCTTTCCTGACTTCCGCCGCACTCTGAACGAGTTGCAGCGGTACGCAGCAGGGGGCAAGATTGATGTGGGTATGCTACAAACCATCGGGGATGTGCATATCAAGACTCTTGTGAAGTCCATGAAAGCCAAGGACTTTGGGGCTGTCCGTAAGTGGGTGGTAGAGAACTTGGACAACGATCAGACTCGCGTCTATCGTGCCATTTACGATGGGCTGTACGACACCGTGGAAGGTGGTTCTATTCCTCAAGCCATTCTTGTGCTGGCTGATTATCAATACAAGGCAGCGTTTGCGGCTGATGCAGAGATCAATCTCACCGCCTGTCTTGTGCAGTTGATGATGGAGGTACAGTTCAAGTGAGCCACCAATTGTCTGATTATTTGAATGCCATCAATGTGAACAAGGAACCGCTCTTGGACGAGAGCGAGTCGTATACGAAGCAGTCGTATCCCCCGTTCGTGGTGACGCGCTGCTTGTCGTATTTCCCTGACACGCTGTTTGCTGCAAACGAGATGAACACCCGCCCCCACTTGGATTCAAAAATGCACTTTGATTTCCTGCGGGGTGCGGTGCGTCCCCGCAAGCGGTTCTCCAAGTGGCTCAAGCGCGAGGAGGATGCCCGTGTAGCGGCTCTGGCGGAATACTACGGCTTCTCTATCAGTAAAGCCCGTGAAGCCGCACTAGTGCTGTCTGAATCCGATGTGGATGAAATAGTGGTGGCTGTAGACAAGGGCGGAAAACACAAATAATCTAAATAGTTCCGTGTCGGTTCAAAGTATTCGGAGTGAACAAGAACATGGAACAAGATGAACGCTATATCGACCTTGAAACAGGTGATCTGCTAGAGGTTAGCCTACAAAAGCCTGATGATTTTTTGAAAGTCCGTGAAACGCTGACGCGCATTGGCGTGTCTTCCCGAGCCGAAAAGAAACTCTGGCAATCGTGTCATATCCTTCACAAGAAGGGCAAGTACTACATTGTCCACTTCAAGGAAATGTTTGCGCTGGATGATCTGCCAACTTCAATCAATTCCGAAGACCTTGGGCGGCGCAACACCATTGCGTGTCTGCTTGAGGAGTGGGGGCTGATCAAGATCGTGGACAAAACCAAGATTGTGGAAAAGGTTCCGCTGAACAAAATAAAGATCTTGCCGTTTAAGGAAAAGGGTGAGTGGGAACTCTGCCCTAAATACCACATAGGGCGGTCAAAGAAAACGATGAAGCCTGAAGATTGAAAATGGAGATATATTATGAACAGACTTGTGATCAAGTTCCCAACGCGGAACCGACCTGAAAAATTCAAGAGCGTATTCACCCGTTACCTCACCTTTTTGAGTGGGCGTAACGATGTTCGTTTCATCATCACGATGGACGAAGACGATCCCACCATGAACAACCCCGAGATGCAGCAGTGGCTGTCTACTCGCGCACAGAACGCACAGATTGAGTGCTTCTACGGACACTCCAAGAGCAAGATTGAAGCCTGTAATGCCAACCTAGAAGGCGTGGACGGTGATGTGCTGCTGCTTGCGTCTGATGACATGGTGCCCGTGCAGATGGGTTACGATGACATCATCTTCTCTGCATTCCAAAACACCTTCCCTGATTTTGACGGTGCAATCAAGTTTTGGGACGGGCTGCGCCCCAAGGAAGATGCGCTGATGACTCTCACGGTCATGGGCTTCCCCCTGTACAAGCAGTTCGGATACATTTACAATCCTGAATACAAATCTCTGTACTGCGACAACGAGCAGACACAGGTTTGCGCTACGCTGAACAAACTGCGCCGTTGTGATATTTGCATTATTCAGCATCAGTGGACAAGTGAGCCATTTGACACACTCCACGCTCGTAACGAGAACGCGGAAATGTACGGTGTGGACGGTGAAACCTTTAAGCGCAGAGCCGCAAACAAGTTCAACATGGAGGCAATGTTCAATGCCAGTACCAGCAAGTGAAATCAAGTTCAGCATTCTGATGCTGTCCATTCCCGAACGCATACCGTCCATGACTGCTGCTGTGCAGCACCTTCAGGAACAGGCTGACGCGCTTGGGCAAGGCAAGGCAGTGGAGATTCTTGTGCTGTTGGACAATCGCTCCAAGAGCATTTCCGAGAAGCGTAATGACCTCCTGCAAATGGCACGGGGCAAGTACATTGCTTTTTTGGACGATGACGATGCAGTCAGCAAGGACTACATGAGCAAGATCCTGACTGCCATTGACGAGAACGATGTGGACTGCATCTCGTTTAATCAGTGGTGCAGCATCAACGGCGAACCAATGGATGTGGAGTTCGGCATCGGAAATCCCCACGGGCAGTTGTGGCGGGACGAAGACGGCTTCCTTGGCGACATCAAGCGTCCTCCGTACCATATGTGCCTGTGGCGGCGCGAGATTGCACAGAGCGAGGCGTTCAACCCTGTGTACGGAGCCAACGGTCAGTCTTCTGAAGACATTGACTGGCTCATGCGTCTGTATCCCAAGATTCAGACAGAGCATCACATTGAGGATGCGCTGCACGGATACATTTACAGTTCGCAGACAACCACATCGCTTGTGCCACAGGACGAGCAGTGAAAGTAATTTCATACAGCCTATGGGGCGACAATCCTGTTTACAATATTGGTGCTGTCCGAAATGCAGAATTGGCTGCTGAACTTTTACCTGATTGGAAGTGCATTTTCTATTGTTTTGAATCAGTTCCCACAGACATTGTTTTGAAGTTGCAAACGATGAGTAATTGCATTGTGCGAACTGTGTCTGGTCAAGGAGACAGACGAAGTGCTGTTCAGCGTTTTTTTCCTGCGGAAGAAGATGGTGTTGAGTATCTGATATCCAGAGATACGGATTCTCGCCTGTCTCCACGGGAAGTCTTGGCTATCAATCAGTGGATTGCTGAAGAAACAGATGTACATATAATGCGCGATCATCCGTATCATGGTGTTCCTTTGCTTGCTGGTATGTGGGGAGTTCGTGGTGGTAGACTAAAAGGAATTCGCAGTTATTGTGAAGAATTCGTATCCAAAATGGATGGCGACTACAAGTTTCAAGATCAAGATTTTTTGACGGCTTGGGTGTGGAGCAAGATTCAGGCAGGACAGTTGAGTGCAACCACTCACGATCCATTCTTTACAAAACAGCCTTTTCCTGATGGAGCAAATCGGGGTGAAGAAAATGGTGGTGTGTGGTTTGTGGGTCAGTGCTTTGATGAGCATGACAAGTATAATAGTCAAAATGATGTTGATATGGTTATTCAAGGATCAAAATGAAACCAACCAAAGTCTCTATTTCATGCAATTCAAATCCCTATTATCTTGAGTTTTGGGAGCCGGTTTCTCGTATATGGAAACATAAGTTTGGAATAGAGCCTTATTTGTTTTTTGTTGGTGAGAAGAAAGATATTCCTAGCAATGCTCATGGAACAGTGGTTCATGTTCCAGTTGTTTCTGATGTTCCAGAACATACGCAGGCTCAATGGGCTAGATTTCATTTCGTGCAGACTGATCCTGATGCGGTATGGATTACTAGCGATATTGATATGTTTCCACTTTCGCCATACTATTTCATGGAAATGGCAAAATCTGTTTCTGATGATTGTTTGGTATCACTCAATTCCGACATGAGAGACTATTTTCCTGTTTGCTACAATATGGCTACGGGAAAGGTATTCGCAGAGATATTACAATTGAATCCAAATTTTGATGTGGATGTTCGTCATGTTTTTTCTACAACTACAAGTGATATTCATGTGGTAAACGGACAAGTCATGCAGAATTGGAGTGCTGACGAGCGGTATACTTCTCGTAAGATTTGCGAATTTCGTTCTAGAAATCCCGAAAGAGTGGTTCAGTTTTTAAGACCAGACGGATTCCACAATGGTCGTAGAATTGACAGAATATCGTGGGCATACAATGAAGAATTAGTAAAACAGGATTGGTACATTGACTGTCATAGTCTTCGTCCGTACAATACCTACAAAACACACATAGAAAACCTATTGAGGATCGTTTTACCATGAAGACCATCTCTGTTATACTGACTGCTTGGAAGCGAGAGTCTATCGAAGAGCAACTTCAGAGACTTCTGCGTCAAACATTTGCTGACCAAATTGACATCTATGTTTGGCAGAACGAGAGCCACATTGATCTGTCTGAACTGCAAGCCAAGTACGGGTTTGAACTCATTCATTCCTCCAAGAACTTCAAGTTTCACGGAAGATTTGCTTTGCCGCTGCTTCTTTCTACGGAATACACCGTAATTCTTGATGACGATACCCTTCCCAATGAGCGGTGGTTGGAGAAGTGTGTTTCGCTTTGCAGCATATACAACTGCATTGTGGGTGGAAACGGAAGACTGATTCATCCTGAATTTCACCGATACGATGAAATTTGTGTAGACGATCCATCCACAGATACAGAAGTTGATTATGTTGGTCATTGTTGGTTTTTCAAAACCGAGTGGGTTCGGGCTTTTTGGGCTTTCAATCAGCCCACATTTGAAACGGGAGAAGACATCAGTTTCTGTGCTGCACTGAAGATTGCTCTTGGCATCCGTTCTGTCGTATCAGGAAAGGCTGATCCACAAGAAGTTGGAGACTCTGATCGGAGAAAGTACGGAACTGATTCAAATTCCTCATACACCTCCAAGAGCGGAGAGATTCGCAGAAACACGGTGTTTCCGTATTGGAGAGGGAATGGATGGAAACTGATTGCCGAAAGGGATGCATGATTTCTGTCTACTACGGCACTCGTCCCGAATACATCAAAGTCAGACTGCTGTATGACAAAATGGTATCCAATGGCATGAAAGCCGAATTGGTGCGGGTGAATCAGCATACAAGCCTGATACAAGACTGTTTTTTTGACCGAGAAGTTTCACTGACTTCATCATACTCCAACAGGTTAAACTCCGTGGTTTCTTCTGCTCTATGTGATGATATGATTTGTTCGGATTGTAGACTTGTTGTGGTTCAAGGCGACACGGCTACCGCATTTGGTGTGGCTCTAAATGCATTTCATCGCAAGATTCCTGTTGCTCATGTAGAAGCAGGATTACGAACCTACGACACTGAAAATCCGTATCCCGAAGAATCGTATCGCCGCTGCATCTCATCTATTG